ATTAAAATACGTTATCTATTTATTTAATTTTATATTATCATTAATTAAATGAGTGTATATCAGATTTTAATTGGAATTATTATATTTATTATATTAGGCGGCGTAGGATATTATTTATATACTCGTAAAACAAAACAGGATTTTGTCTCTAATGATGAATATAAATCATCAGACAATGTGAGGGAAGGTAATTTGATATTGTTTTATGTAAATTGGTGTCCACATTCGCGCGACGCTTTAAATAAATGGAACGATATAAAAAGTAAATACAATAACCCAGATTATACGATATCATTTAGTGAAACAGATTGTGATAAATATTCCGAACTAGCCGACACATATAATGTAAAAGAGTATCCTACTATAATACTAGTCAAAAATTCTAAAAATTACGAATATGATGCAAATTTAAGTGAAGATACTTTGAATATATTCATTAATACGGTTATGAAACAATAATTTTTTACTAGGTAATATTAATGAATCCTCATTTAAATATAGATGAACTTTATGAACCAAAAAAAAAGAATGATTTGAATAGATTAGAAATATATAATAAATTATTATTGAAAGTACACACGCGTATCAAGACTGCATCTAGATTACGTAATAGTGAAAATTTTTGCCATTTTATCATGCCTGAAATTTTAGTAGGTTATCCTAATTATAATATAAGTGATTGCGTTGTATTTATAATAGATCGTTTACAAAGCGATGGGTTTATAACTAGATACGTACATCCAAATTTACTTTTAATTAGTTGGAATCATTGGGTACCAATACATGTGAGAGAAGAATATAAAAAGAAAACGGGTGTTGCAATTAATTCATATGGTGAAGAAATACACAAAGATAAGAATACGGTACACTTTAGTGATAAAAAAGAAGAAAAAAGTAAATTAATATATGATACAGATTTGATTAATAGTATAAGAAATAAATTATAATGGTTTGAGTCTTATTTTATTTTGGCCGTTTGTAGGCTGGACTTGCTTATTGAGAGAAGCATTTGGAGCGGGTACAGGGGCAGGTGAAACATTAGGAGCGGATACAGACGAGGGTACAGCATTAGGAGCGGGTACAGGAGCAGGTGAAGCATTAGGAGCGGGTGGTGCATTAGAAGCAGGTACAGGTGACTCAGGTGAAGCATTAGGAGCGGGTACAGGAGCAGGTGAGGCATTTGGAGCAGGTGAAGCATTAGTTGGTGCATTTGGAGCAGGTGAGGCATTAGTTGGTGCATTTGGAGGAGGAGACTCAGGTGAAGAATTAGTTGGTGCATTTGGAGCAGGAGAAGGTGAAGTTGATTCATTATCTACAGGAGCGGGTGGCGTAAGATCGGCTACAGGAGCTGGTTGTACTGGTTTTTTTGTTTCATTAGAATCACTTTTACCTAATAAAAATGAAAAAAACCCAGATTCTGGTTTAGGGGGTTCCGGTTCTTTATCAATTTTTTCTGACTCGGTAATAGGTTTGGTATCATCAGAAGGTAACATAGATTGCATATTTTTATTTGTATCTGTTAATGTTTTAGAAATTTCGGGTTCAGGTAATTGCGTAGATGATTTAGTAGTGTCCGGTGAATAAATTGAATCTGGGTTTTGTGGAATTGGCGTCTGAGGCATAGAATATGGACTTTGAGGCATTGGCGTCTGAGGCATAGTAAATGTGCTTTGAGGCATTGGTGTTTGGGTTATTGAATTTGTAGTTGGCGTCTGAGGCATAGAATATGGAATTGGCGTCTGAGGCATAGAATCTGGACTTTGAGGCATTGGCGTCTGAGGCATAGAATCTGGACTTTGAGGCATTGGCGTCTGAGGCATAGAATCTGGACTTTGAGGCATTGGCGTCTGAGGCATAGAATCTGGGCTTTGAGGCATTGGCGTCTGAGGCATAGAATATGGAATTGGTGTTTGTAGTATAGAATATGGGCTTTGAGGCATTGGCGTCTGAGGCATAGAATATGGAATTGGCGTTTGGGTTATTGAATTTGTAGTTGGCGTCTGAGGCATAGAATATGGAATTGGTGTTTGTAGTATAGAATCTGGGCTTTGAGGCATTGGCGTCTGAGGCATAGTAAAAGAATCCTGGGTATTTTGATTTCCTTCTCTTAAACCAGGAAATGTTGCTGTTTGTTCATAGTTTGCAGATGTAACCGCTGTTAATGTAGCAGTATTTGGTATATTAGATAAATACGTTTCTGTTTGAAAATCAGGTTGAATCATCTCTTGATCAATAAAACCAATACGTCCCTCATTTAAATTTTTAACTTGTTCGTCATATATTTTTTCAAAAATGATTAATGCTTGAATGAAGTATTTTTCGCACGAAGTATATAAATTTAGAATATTGTCACGTGTTTCTGTTTCTATCATTAAAATGTGTTCCATTGATAATTTGGGGTTTATGATACGTTTCTTGTTATTATCTTTAATTTCAATTACGAATAATTCTCTCAATAAATTAACCAATTTTCCCCTGTAAATAGCAGTACTTTTTTCTATTAGTTTTATTTTTTCTAAATATAGTATTACTAATTCGTTTTTATTAGAAATAATCATATCCTTTTTAAAGCTATCTCTTGCACAGTGATCTATTGTACTCAAATCAAGTAGCTCAATATCATTGAAAGACGTTATTTCTTCGGGCATATCTACCTTACCTGTAAATATTTGATAAAATAAAGTCAAATCCTTATTATATTTTTGTTTCATTTTAGCACTTCTTTTACTCCATGTTTTAGTTTCATAATCAAAAATATCAAAATATAATAAATCTAATTCTTTGATACCAACTTCATCGGTCAATGAAGTAGTCGCACTTATAGAGCACAATTGTTCACCCGGATTTAATTTAACCTGATTTTCATCATAAAATGGATCTAATTTATTTTTTAATATAGATAAACGTTTCCTGCATAAATTCATTGGATTTGTCAAGTTTACTAACATAGGTGTAACATTTTTTGGAATATTCTTGTATTCTTGCATTTCTTTTAAATAAAATGTCTTTTTTATTCCATCTTTTTCGTATGAATATTGTGGATCAATCGTAGTCGCAATAGCACTGTATATCATGAAAATTTTGATATAGAATTTTGATATATCAAATATAACTTTATCTTTCATTTTATTACTCGCGGGAAGAATATCAATCGCATCAGACTGTTTTCCAAATATTCTTTGTTGTAAAAAACCAAGTTCTAAACCATTAAATTTTTTTTCAATTACGCTACTTGTTAATATAATTAAATTATCGTAATACTCTTTATCTGTTAGGCGTAATAAATCAATAGTATTTTGTGTCAATATATAATTAATTGCTATATCATCTACTTCAGATGCTAAGCTGGATATATTTTGATTTTGTGATGTCTTATTTCCCATTATTATAATAGAATAAAATAAAATTGAATTGTAAATTAAATTTATACATTATTTAAAATGAGCACTTTAAAACTGAAAAAAAAAATTAGAAATGATATTTGGAAAGAATTAGATGAAGAAAACAAGATTGAGTGTATATATACACAAGAAACAGTGAAAGATAACTGTAAAGAATGCGAAGGTGCATTATTTATAACAGATGAAGGTTTCTACTGTTGTTCTAATAAAAAGTGTGGGATTATTTATAAAGATGTACTAGATTTTGGTGCAGAATGGAGATATTATGGTGCAGATGATACAAATGCAAGCGACCCTACACGGTGCGGTATGCCAATAAATCCATTGTTACCCGAATCATCTTATGGGTGTGTAATAACGTGCAAAAAAGGTTCTAGCTATCAGATGCATATAGTAAAACGATTCACAGATTGGCAATCTATGCCGTATAATGAAAAGGCGAAATACGATGACTTCAACGTGATAACTACACATGCAAGTAATTCAGGTATTCCTAAAATAATTATAGATGATGCAATCCGGTATTATAATAAACTTTCAAATGAAAAAACATATAGGGGTCTTAATCGCGATGGTCTTTTAGCGGCATCAATATATATTGCATGTAGCATTAATGAACATCCAAGAACTTCCAAAGAAATTGCATCCATATTCAAATTAGACAATACTAGTGCAACTCGTGGTTGTAAAAACGCATTGTCTATATTAAATGATATTGAAGCAGATAATGAAGATAAAACGATATTACACAACACTACGCCATCGTCATTCATACATCGTTATTGTAGTTTATTAGGAATAAATCAAGAATTGACAAAATTATGTATGTTTATCGCCAATATAGTAGAAGAAAAAAAGTTGATACCAGAAAACACTCCACACTCTATATCTGCTGGAATTATATATTTCGTATGTCAAAAATTTAATTTAAATATAACTAAGATGTCTATAAATTTTCACACAAAAATAAGTGATGTAACTATTAGCAAATGTTACAAAAAGTTGGAGGTTCATGAAGAAAAATTAATACCGAAATGTTTACTTGAAAAATATGTAATATAATTATAATGGTTGAATATGTATTCATTGTACCGTACAGAGATAGAGAGTCACATAAACACTTTTTTGATAGATACATGAAATATTTATTGGAGGATTATGATCCATCTACTTACGATATTATTTTTTCTCATCAAAATAATGATCTTCCATTCAATAGAGGAGCAATGAAAAATGCCGGGTTTTTATATGCAAAAGAAAAGTATCCAAACTACAAGGACATCAATTTTATATTCAATGACATAGATACTCTTCCATACAAAAAAGGCTTATTAAATTATGATGTAAAGCAAAATGAAATTAAACATTATTATGGTTTTACATTTGCATTGGGTGGTATTTTTTCAATAAAAGGCGGTGATTTTGAAAAAATAGATGGATTCCCAAATTTATGGTCATGGGGGTATGAAGATACAGTTGTGCAAGAAAGAGCATTAAAAAAGAATATTATTATAAATCGTGAACAGTTTTACCCTGTATTCAATTCAAATATATTACATATTTTAGATCAATACAATAAAAATATTTCATTAAAAAATAAATCAATGTATGAAAGCAATACTATTCTAGATGGTTTATCCACTATTAAAAATATGAATTTTAAATTTAACGACGAAACAGGATTATTAGATGTCTCTGGATTTGATTGTTTATATGAACCAGTTGACAAAACATTGACGCCTTATATAGCACCCCCACCCCCTGTAAAAAGAGGGCGAAAGAAAGCCATGAAATTTTTATAATATTCTTAATCGGTATTGGTCTTTATATAATATTTATGCTTTTTACTCAAAAATAAAACAAATAAGGCTTAAAGAAAACTCTCAAACGTTTGTAGGATGTATATATATGACGCAATTTTTACCACAATTTTTTGAAACTACTCATGAAATTAAATTTGAACATTTTATTTTAAAAGCCGTAAAGAGTAAAATTCTTACATTAAAACCAAAATGTAAGAATGAAATATTTAAAATGCACGCAATTATAGATTTGTTTGAATATTTAGTAAAAAAAGGAATACTTAAAAAGAATAACACCCTCGTTATTTTTAAAAGAGATTCTTATATCATGAATTCAGACAAATCTGTACTTGAACCACAACACATGAAAAAAATACTATCCAATAACGCAGATTACCCAGAGCTATTAAAATGTTATCATTTAAATTATAAAGAATTATCTAAATTCTTAAAAAACTATAAAGAAGATACAGAAAAGGTTTTAAAGGGTGGGTACCCACAATCGGTTTGGGGTAAAAATCCAGAGCTTGAAAAATTTTGGGGTGATTTGGCTTCAAGAAAGTACGTTGTTGTTATAGATAAAACCGGCCCAAGATACGTAGATTTACCCAAAATAAAAACAAAAAAATATAAAAAAATATTTGACGATTTTAAACAAGATAAAGGCGTCAAAGCAGTAATCACGAGTAATCCATCCGTATATGCGTACGAAGAATATTTGTATCCAAAGGCTAAAAATAAAACGGTTAAAAATGTTTTAAATAACTACACAAAATATTTCAAACAAATCGGACCTAATACAAAATTGCACATACCTTAAAAATGCTCCCGTATAGAACGAAATATTTTTTGATTTGTTGATCCATTTTCTTCTTTTTTTTCAACTATTCCTAAAAAATCCCTGATACACTGTTCTATTGATTTTGTTTTAAGCAGTTCAATGCATTCTTCTAAAGAATATGTTGTTTGACGCACGAGTATTTTTGCATTATCCATTAGCCCCATATCCATTGTTTCTTCCATTAATAAATAATTTATTATCTATTTAAATATAAATGATATTAAATTATTTATGTCCACCTGCTATATTATACGTAGTATTTTTCATGATTAGCATAGTAGCTGAATTGAGTGAAAAGAAATATAAAACTGCATTTACACAAACAATTATTTGTATCATTTTTACTTGTGTATTACAACTTTTTTGTATGGCAAACATGTCATTATTGGCATGGGTATTGGTATTTATTCCAATAATGATGTATACTTATATGGTTCTTATCATATTTTTAGTATTTAGAATGAGTCCTACAGATAATAAACAAATTGTTGTAAAAACATAATTAAATATATTTTCAATAATATAGAATGGCGAATGTAAATGAATATAAATTTACAAATTCTTGGAACTTTTATATTCATTTACAAAATGTGGATGACTGGTCGTTTACTAGTTACCATAACATTCTTGGTATAACTACACCAGAACAAGCAATTCTATTAAATGATGAAATAAACTTTGACCTCATCAAAAAAACAATGTTATTTGTTATGAAAGATAATATTAAACCAATGTGGGAAGATCCTGCTAATAAAAATGGAGGAGGGTTTTCATTTAAAGTTCATAACAAATATATTGAATGCGTGTGGAAAAAGTTGTTCTTTATGCTGTTAGGTGGAACATTATCTAGTAAGCAAATTAATGGTATTAGTCTTTCGCCTAAGAAATCATTTTGTATCGTAAAAGTTTGGATGAAGGATTGTTCGTATATGAATCCGGATATTTTAGCGAATATAGAAAATATGGATAAGACTGGGTGCATATTTAAAAAGCACGTTTCGGATTAACTGGTACTAGGTAAAGGAGCCAAGCCAAGCTTGATTACACCCAAAGATGCTACATTGTACTGTATGATGAGAGGCAAATCATTTTCCATATACATTTCAATATGATTACATAAATTTGTACACTTAATAAAATAATTCAAATTTTTAAGAGAATATTCGCCTTGAATTACTTTATTATGTTTTTGAATAAATCCCATGCCGTCGCTTTCAGAACGTATTATTTCTGCACTAGCAAATGTTCCTTGGCATTTGAATATTAGTTGATTTTTAATAGATTTTATTTCTAGTTTATCAGATATACAATTTAGATCCCTAATGATTTTTTGAAAGTCGTTTGAAGGAAGATTGATAATAGAAGAAAATTTTACATCTGGTATTTTAAGTTCTTCGTGATCAGGCTCAATTAATTTTAACTTTTGAATTTTACATTGTTCTTTCTGTTTATTTTCAAATTTAAGAACTAGATTTTCAACAATACCTTCATTATAATCTTCCTTTTCAATATAAATAGATAACGTATCATCTGTATCAATCGTATTGATCAGTTTAAATAAATGAAACATGTTTGCACCAATGATGATTTTATCCTTTTTACAGTCGTAAAATTCAAAGTTTTCACTTTGAAGGAATAAGTGTACAAGAATTGTATTTGATTTATCCATATTAATGATTCTAATACCGTCTTTCTGAAATGAAATATTTGTTTCCAACAATATATCTTTCAATGCAGTCATTAAAATGCGAAATGGTGCGATTTGAACAGTTTTTATTAATAAAATGTATTCTTCCATTATAACATTTTTATAATTACCTTTATATAAATATTAATTTTATATAATTATGCACTACATGGTTGAATCAAATTATAAATGATATCGGTTATTTGATTAATTTTTTGAGGAGGATTTATATCAGAATCATACAATAAATTGTAAAATATTGGGTCTTCTGCTTCAGTAAATTGAACATTTTTAAGCATTCTTAATTTGAAACGCGAATCTAAATCATTATTCTGCAATATTCCATATGAATTGATAGCGTGTTCTGCTGTAATATTGACGCCATCTACTTTTTTATAACATCCTAGATTTACACTTATATCCATATACTCCCTCTTTTTTGTAAAATGAAAAATAAAAAATAAAATTGAAATAAATAACAAAATGTATATGTACTTGAACATTATATAATATTTATATAAAATTTTATCATCTACATGTTCGGGATATTTATACCTAAAAGTGACATTTGTTTTTTTATATCATTCATATTCATATTATTGTAATCAATCGTCTCTCCGCTTATACCAATCATTTGACCGCTTATATCATAATACTCCCTTTTACGCATACTTATAAATAGTATTAAAAATATAAATAATGCAAATAATATGTAGAGGTATTTTTTGTTCATTTTCATTGTATATTAC